GTCGTATACGACTCTCTCACCGCTTCTAAACTTATGAAATGTAGTAAACCCTATTGAAGATGTATTAATACCAGCTGAGTCTATTTTAACTGTTCCAAGACCAACACCATCACCATTAAATATTACACTATGAGGTTTGGAATTTAATTTAGCAATAGCACTTGCACCTGAACCATTTCCACCTGTAATTTTTATGATAGGAACGTCAACATAATCAAAACCAGAATCTAAAATACGAATATCCTTTAATGAACCTCTAACGGAGACTGATCCTGTGGCTCCACTTCCTACAGAATCTTCAACTGAGAATACTGGTGGATTAATTATATCATAATTCTGACCACCATTTAATATATTAACGGAATTTAATTTTCCATAATAACATTTGTCTTTTGATTTATAGTTGTATACTTCAACACCATCAATTAAAATACCGGTATATCCGGGTAGTGTATCATATTTTTTTTCATCACTTCTAGGAAGAGCAATCTCTCTTATTATTTTTTGCGACTTAATATTTTTATCTTTAAAATAAAATTTCTCGATCGTATTATTTTCAATTTTTATATTATCAACTCCACCTTCTGGGGTGACTTTTGTAAAAATTTCACTATAAATATCTGATTGACTTTTTGCAAATTTAACAGTATTTGAGTCTATTCTTTTTACATAATATAAACCCTCTGCAAATAATTGATTTCGGACAAAGGTTTGTGTAAAAGTTGTACCGCCTGGCCCCCTTCTTGTGACGGTTGCTTTTTGAGGTGTATAGTAAACAGCGTCACCTGTGAAATAATTGTGATCAACTTGATCTGATATTTTTATTTCTTCATCATTTTTATTATATGTTCCACTAAAAGTAAATTTTTGTGTTTTTGGATTTAATTTTGTAACACCTGAAAATGGAACAGAAGATGATGCAACATAAATTTTGTTTTGTCCCTCAATGGGAACCACTGTGTCGTGATAGAATGGAACATGGTTTTTACCAACCATGATCGTGCCTTTTGAAGGGTGTTCATGTTGTGGGCCATAATATGGCACACCTCTTACCAATCCTCCATCAGGTTTTAAATATACGTTTTGTACATTTGCAGAAAATATATTTAAATTTTCATGTATATCTGAATTTGCTTTAGATATTCTTCTCGTTACCTTTGTAATCTTTTCTGGATTATCGATACCTGTTCCTGAGATAAGACAAGTGGTATCATTGAAAACATCTGTAACCGTGTAAATTTTATTTGATACTGGATCAAAAAATTCAGTAATTTTATCACCCCATTGCGATCCGGAAGCAAATGTTTCATGTGTTGTTAATTGATCACCTATTTTCAATATATTTGTATCTTGAGTAATTAATTTAAAAGTGTTATTAACAGAATCTACTATTTCAAGAGATTTTACAACATAACTTTGAGCAGTATTAAATAACCAATTGTTTTCTTTGACGTTACTACCAATTTTTCCTAAATTTTTTATCTTTATCTTACCACCAGCCTTTTGATTATTAACTTGTGGTGGAATTATGAAATCTTCTAAAACATTTCTAATTTTTACTTGAACATCAATATTTCCATTTCTATCAAGCGAATAAGCAAACGTGTTTTGATCAATAGATGTATTATCAGTAATTGTATTGGTTATACCTGTGGTATTAATTCCTAGAAACTGGTTTATTGTTTTTTCACCGTAAGTACAAATTCCAGTTGTTCCATTTTTGTATAAAAATGTCAGTGTCCCTGAGTTAGGAAAACCTAAAGTAGAATCAACATCAATATAAGTTTGAGCGATTCCTACTTCACCGATAATTTTTGTCTTTGCGTGAGGTGAAAATTCACCATATATCAAACTCGTCGATCCATCCGGTATGGCTTTTGAAGCGTCTAAACTTATTTTAAAATAAGTATTTGTTATGATTCCAACTGAAGACCTTTCAACCGCACCAACAGGAGCATATGCTTTTGAAATATTTTCAAAATTATCTTGAAAAAGAGTTCTACCAATTAAATCTTCCGGATTACCTAAAACAGGTTCAACAACTAAATCTCTGGTTAATTTATAATTAGCGTTTGATGGAGATATAACATTCTCAATTGGACGGATAATGTCCACTTTTTCACCATATAAAGCTCCAAATAATATTTTAAAAGATTCGTCAGTTCCTCTTGTTGAGTAAAAGTCTTTTGATTGACGTATAAATTGAGGAGAATTTAAATTTTCATCTAAATCTTTTTGAAAACCATATAAAAATTGTTTTTTTGCTTTTTTTAAAAATTGATCTAAAAATAAAACACTTAAATTTTCAACTGTTGTATTATTTTCGTGATCATCTGATGTAGATTCTGAAAAAATTAAATTTTCAGGATCTGATGGATTTGTAAATGATGTAATTCCACTAAATCCTCTAATACAATTTACAAAAGTGGTATCTGTTTTACTTTCATATGTTATTACTTCATCATTAATTTTTATTAATCCATAACTATCAGGAAATCCCTCTGTATTCGATACAAAAATGGTTGATGTTGAAATTCCTGTAAATCTTGTTGTATTTGTATTTTTTATTATATTTCCACATTCACTTAACTTAATGTAAGAGTCAATATTGTTTACTAAATCAACTGGCCCACCCTGATATTCTTGTCCAGTATAATATAACTTCAAAAATTCACCAACAAGTGGAAAATCCTCTTGAACATAAGAGGGTAATTGATTTTTTACTATCTGATTTAACTTAACTCTTTTTTCGGACATCTTTATCGTATGATGCTTCCATTTTTGTAACTTGTTGCTACAGTGTATGTAGATCCTGATGGGTCAATACCAGAACTTATCTGGTCAACAACCATATCAACAACACTGGTGTCTAATTGCAAATAAAGATCTTGTAATCCAATAATATCATTTGACTCAGGGGTAGCTGAAATCTCCAAAATGTCAACATTATCTTTTATTTTACCTGACAATATATTTATCGGGTCTAAAGTGATGCGGCCTGTCTTATAATTTATAACTCCAACATTTTTTCTCTGTATGAGTGGTGATGACGATCCCTCATTTAATGAAAATAGTGATATTTGACCTTTTTCACCAGTTGCGTCCGGTACATCATACAAATAAACGTCTGCGTTTATGTTTAAAACACGAAAAGCACTTGATCTTATGTTAAAACCACCCATAGATCGAATGTGAAACTGATTTCCAAAGTCAATTGCGTATTCGGCTGTCTCTGATGTTGCTAATCGAAGGTCTCGCCTCATTTCTATGGTCGTTATATTTGAAGTAACTGATTCGTGACTTTGATCAATGACCTTAAGGAATTTACTATACTTAAATCTTGCTCCATATTTGTTCAATTCGGACGATTCGCTGTATGTTGTAAGATCTCTTTGAATTTTTGTTGAAACAAATGATGCATTTGGTGCTAAATTCGTATTATAGTAAACTTTACTATTAGTTTCGATAAACAAATACTTTAAATCAAGTATTTCTGGAACAATTCCTGCGACAGCATACTTTTTAAGGTCTCTTTTGATATTTTGTTTGATCAAATTTGGAACAAAATCACCATTTCTTGGTTTTATGCTTATAAAAACCTTTCCATATTGTGGTGGCACAAGTTCTTCGCCTCCAAAAACAGAAATTGATTCAGTTTCGGGGTAAATTTTATTTGGAATTAGTATTTCATAGTCATTTGCACTTAAAGCTCTGTTTTGAGTTGCATAAATTTGTGGTGCATACTTACGAATTGAGTCAACACCCTCAATATTTTCTCCACCACTAGATGGTAAACGGTTTGAAATGAATGATATACCTGATGTTACAACAATTTCAACTGAATTTCTGACATATGACAATTTTCCAGAGTATGTAAAGTTATTCACTCCGTTTGCACTATCTCCAGACGTTACAATATATGATACTTCGATTACATTTCCATCTTGTAATTTTTTTCCAAATATTCCATCTCCAAATATTAACTCATATTGTTCACTTGTTACCTCTTGTAGGAAAAAAATATTTGAATTACCATTTACAGTTGTTCCAGTATCGTTATCAAATAAATTATCATGTCTCTCATATTTTGTGACGACAGAAGATTGAGATGATGGCTTTACTTTTACCACTAAAGTATCCAAATCAATACCAGTATTGGGTAAAATAAATTTTTGGAAGGGATTTCTTGAAGAATAAGTGAATGTTTGATCAATGACAGTTCCCTCATATATTTCCAAATCATCAAAAACAGCGATTCCATCTATAATTGATACAGTTTTGTCCTCTGGTATATTAAATACGAAGGATTGATTACGGAATTGATTACCAGTACTCGCAACTGGGCCTTTTTTAAGAGTTATATTAGGTGGAGATGGTGAAACAGAACTAAGATTTACAGAAAAATTGACTTTAGTTCTTGAAGATTTCTTTGAACGAGGTACATATCCAATATTTCTTGCTAATGCAACTACATTTTCACGCAAAGTTGCTGAATCGATGAAAACTTCATTCGATATCATGTTTGCATTATATGAAGTTATGTAAGTATTATAAGCTAATACGTCTAAAATTGTTGATAAGTTAGATCCCTCAAAATCATAGTCAGTAAAATCAGAATTATTTTGTAAATAATCCTTCAAAGATTTTTTTATCTGGTCAAAATCCAGATTTGTAAAGTTTGTAAGTGACATTTATCGAGTTGGCAGTAACACAAAACTTAATTCTTGTGGTGGAATATCAATTCCAATGATTTCATACTCTATTGCAACATTCATTTCATTGAATGTAGGGTTAGGTTGCACAAAAACACCCAACAATTTCACTCTTGGTTCAAAATTTTTAATTGAATTCTTTATTTCATCGCGAATAACGGCAGCTGATGCATCGTCAACATTTTCAAATAGTGATTCAGATATCCTTGATCCAAAATTTGGACGAAAAAACTTCTCTCCGGGTTGTGTGAATACAATATTTCTCAAAGATCGAGCAATCGCACTCGAATTTTTTAAGGCAACTACATCATCATTCAAAGGATTTGCTCCAAATGACATGCTTATGTCTTTAAATTCTTGTTTTACTCGTTCTATCGGCATCTAGATGCAGTTGATCTAACTTATTTATACCTAAAAATTTGGTATGTCGTCAGGTTGTGCCTTTTCTTTCGCTGTTTTCCAGAAATAATTCTCATCATTGCCAAGGCCGTCACGATCATGACCGTTTTCGACCTGATAGTATACTGTTGAAACCTTAAAATCAGGGTTTTTGGGGTTTGCAGGAGTCAAACTGTTGTCAAAGATACGTGTTCTGTTGTTCGGATACAAACAAAACTGCCCATTATCAAGTTCAATCAGGTTATGCGACTTATGTTCAGCTGGTTGTTCACTCGTTGAGTAGTCAATCGCATCAGGATCTTGATGATAATTATCAATTGTACAGATATAAGTGCCCGTCTGCGTTCCATA